GGAAAACTCTTTTATCAGCGCCCTCCGTTTTCCCCCATTCGGAGGCTCCAGACCTTTCCATGCGGGCAATTCTTTTTCTTCTTCCTCATCTAAGCGCTTTTACTCTGCAATAAACCATTCACCAAGGATTTCACATGGTACTATGTACTCTGGAAATTTCGGGTCGTTTGCATCAACTGTCATTACGTTTTGTCCTATAAGCAAGACTCAATACTTCTGAGGTTCTCCTTCCGGGGCCTTAACTGTTGACAACCTGTGTATAAGATTATTGATAAGTGTATTATGAAAGTTATCCACCACATTCACTTTTTACGCCTTCCAAAAACTTAACAATAACAACAAGTTGCGAAAAATGTCACATAAAAATACATTATGTAAACTAATTGCTTTATGTACTAAATTATAAACTTTATATAATCATCTATATAGTTTATGTTTATTGTCATATTTTCGTCCCGTCCGGAAACTCAAAGCCAAAGGTATAGGTTGCACCGATAGCAAGCGCGATTTGCTCAAGCTCTTCTTTCGTTAATGTGTTGCGCTTTATCTTTTGATTTAAATTTTGCGGCGTAGTGCCAATCATACGCGCTAACTCGGCTTGACTTATTCCTTTATAGGACAGCGCCATATTTACTTTTTGTTCTATCGTCATCTTGAGTCTCCTTGTCATATCAATAAGTCATTTAATTGAGAGAATCAAGCGATAATTTGAAAATATATTAAAAATAGTTTAATTTAGTGCTTGACAATATCAATTATTTGGTTTATATAAGAGACATAACAACAACCGAAAGGAGGGACGGAAAATGACAAGACAAATCGGAACACACAGAAACGACTCACGCAAGCCCAGACTCCCCAAAAACCCCGAAAAATTGGCAAAGGAAATGAGAATCAGGGAATGGGCAAAGAATAACGGGTGCAGTATCAGGGCCGCAAGAATTTATTGGGAACAAGACGAAGAATAACCCACCAAGGGCGGGTTACAGGCAAGGTAACACACCCGCCCTGATAAACCAAGAAAGGAAGGTTATATTATGTGTACCGAAAGAATTTCTGAGATGCTGGAACATTTCAATGTAGGGCCTGAGCTCTACAAAACACTTGGCGGCAACACCATCACCGTCTGCCAGTTTGATGTTGTGATAAACGAGCTAACGGGCATCCTGTTCGAAGCAGCAAGGATAATGGAAAAAAGAGGGCCGGGCAACTGCCATCATATCGGCGCAGATGGTGGCTATGGCCGTGATCTAATGATGTTAACGTGCCTTCAGTATGCCCATGATCTAGCAGAGTTTTTGCTCCCTATGGACACCACGGAGGGGAAAGAAATCTCTAAATTTTTTTGCCCTGACGGAGAGAAAAGCCTACACGAAGCATACCGCGACTCACTTTGAGAAGAAGGATTAAGATATGTGTACGGTACTGCCATCAGCCCTTACTGTAAAATGGCCCGTAGCGTCTAAATAAAGCCCCTCATGGCTTAGATCGTTTTTGAGATTTTTGTCATGCAACTCGTTAAACTCGAAAACCATCCGGTCAAGAAGTTGAACGAAATCGGGCGAGTGGTCGAAGTATACAAGATGTCCAATTTCATGTAGCAAGGTAAGGCGCAGATAATCAGGATCACCATGGATGACCGTTGTAGAAATTCCAACGGTAGCGAAACGGCGGTCATCAAATGTACTGCACTGGCCGTCAAGATATTCCGACTGTTTGGCGGGGTCAAATGGGTAAATGTAAATCAGCCCAGGACGCTCTTTTCTCTGTTTTGGTAATCCGAATAGGAAAGGTCTCACCCATGGCGAACATTCTTGAGCGGCGTTGTGAAGAAGCCTAAGCGTTTTGGGCCAAGAGTCCCTGTAAGAAGTAGGTCTCACCCCCGTCCCCTCCAAAACCGAAATAGCATATTCCTCATGCCTCCAAAACATTGGTTTCCCTCCTATGTCATTTCAAATGTGGCAGTTTCAAAAGCCTTGCCACCAGTTTTTCATCTTTTTTTGTCGGTTTCGGATGGTTCGTTGGGTTTTTAGTGCCATCGTCACCGTCTCTCATTACCCACAAACAAAACCTCGCCTGATCTAACGTCAATGATTCAACGATTTCCCTGATGTCTGTCTCGCTTTTCATAAAACAAAACCTCGTTTTTCTATATAAGGTTACGTGGGTCAAACTTACCCCGTTCGTTGTAATAGGCATTTGCCAGTGTTGTCGCATCCACTTGGTCATCATGGGCACCAGAAGGAAACGATGATAGCTCTTCGACAAAATCATGTACCCACGGCGCAACTGAAGCATCCGGGATAAACACGTTACCGGCTTCCACTGCCGCAGTAACCGCGTGAGCACGTACCACCTTCCCACCCATCGGCCTTACCGGAATAAGACCGGGAATTTCTTTTTTCAGAACATCAATAACAGCAGTTCCATTGGCAGCGTCTTCTATCAACTTCCTTGTAGTCTGCCTCCATTTAACGGAAAGACCGCGAACAGCCTGAACTGTTTCCGTGAAAGTCATTCGTCCCCTTACTTGGTCAAGAAGGTATCGTTGTGCCGGATTCTTCCTTCTTCTTGCCCATACCTGACCCACAACATAGTCTGAGGTCTTAGCGTCTTTAAACGTACAGTCCCAGCTCTGAATAAAATCGTACAAATCGCCAGGCTGTTCTTTCCATCTCTGCCACCATTCACGCTGAAACAATCCCCCGGAACTTGGCGTTGGATGTTGCTGATACAATGCATTCCACTCATAACCGCCGATTGTCGTTTTAATAGTCGCAAGCTGTTCTGCAGAGTATTTGTCAGGCCATAGTGGTTCGCCATCTTCACGTGGGTCGTATTGGCTTTTAACGCCATCACAAACGGCGGGCAGGGATATAATTGTCCATTGCTCACCTTCCGGTGTCTTCGCCGCTTCCAGAAGCCTACCCGCCAAATCATCTTCATGCCAGCGGGTTGTGGTTACACAGATAGCAGCGTCCTTCTCTTGCCGGGTGTAAAGAGTGCTGGCGTACCAATCCCATGTAGTGTCACGATAGGTAGGGGAATTAGCCTCAGCTCGGTTCTTGATCGGATCGTCAATGATGATATAATCACCGCCCATGCCCGTAATACCCCCACCTACGCCCGCGCACCTGTACGTGCCCGCGTGCCCGACAATCTCAAAAATATCTGAATTTCGGAGAAATGTGTTACTGGCCACAGTTCTTATATTTTTGTCGAATAAGGTAGAATCCGGGAATAAACGCCGGTATTCTTCACTGGTCATGATCCGCTGGACATCACGGTTCATTTGCGATGCCAAATCAGCACTGTAGGAGGTGGCAATAATCCGGGCATCAGGATTATGCCCAAAGATAAAAGCCGGTAACCGGCGAGAAACAAGTTCGCTTTTCCCATGACGTGGTGGCAAAAAAACCATGAGGCGGGAAATATCTTTTCGGACAAACGCGTCAAGGAAATCACATAAAATCCGATGGTGCCAATTCACTTGGTAATCAGGCTTTGTATACAAGGTAAATTCCAGAAGCAGACGCCGGGCAAGGGCAAGCTTTGCTTCCGTGTGAATGATTTCCGCCATGGCCTTATTAATCTTTCCCATGAATGCTCCCTGTTGCGGCGATAATCCGCCTCAATTCCTCAGTAGTAAGGCCATCCAAAGGGTTATTTATTGCCATATTCCCCCTGATTTCGGACTTGGATTCCGTTCTTTCTGTCGGTTTTTGACCAATGGTATCACGTAAAACCGAAAACGCAGCCACATCACCTTTCATGGCCTTTTTAATTAAAGAAATACAAACCATTTCCCCGTTATCAAGTTTTGGATTGTCCTTTGAAGGTGATTCCAGAAGGACTTCTAAGCGTTGCCTTAGTGAACGCTTTTCCCTCCGTTTTTTGCCGGAAGCGATACCGCCTTTTTTGCCAAGTTCCTTCGCTTCGGCTTTGCTTCGAACAGGTTTTAAATCCCTTTTCGCCATAGTGGATCACCTCAATTTCTGTATTGTGGGTAAGAGAATGCCTATTCCCCCAGTCCACCATGTACAGCCCAAACATCTACAAATTGATTTTTCGCCCGATGAGCAGCATTTCATACTCCTATATATACACTTTTATGGCTTTTCTCTAAAAACTCGCCACAGGCCATTTTTC